GCCAGTATGTCTAACCTAACTCTAAATGCGCCAGTTGGTTTGTTTTCGCCTAATCTTCTAATTTCTTCAGCCGCAGTGTCGGTCACAGTGAGAAAGTGTGCGGGTACAGGCAGCGTGTCTACTTCAGTCTTATTCATAGGAATATTTACTAGTTATTGAATCGCTGTTGTACGGTTTTGGGTCTACTCTGATCTTCAATATCATTGATCTTGGCTTGGTAGTATTCGGCATGGGCAAACTGTGCCGCTGACAGTTGATGCATAATCAAGTCACGTTCAGCCATCAATTTGATCTGCTCGTCAACATCTGAGCACTGCTGAATCTTAGTGTGCTGTATTTCTAGTTCTTTACGTAAGTTTTCTATACTCATATATGTTAGGGTGCCCGTGTGGATAAGTTGTTAAAAAGGAAGTCTTTTCGTTTAAAACTGTTAAAAATTCTGTTAAAAATTAAAGGAAATTTTAAAGAAATTAACGAAAACAGAGTCTTTTTATTTAATACTTAACTTAGTATTAACTAAGTCTATCTTACGCTGTTCAATTTTGGCTATATCGCCGTTGTTGCGTAATGCTTTGAATACTAGGTTTTCTGTACTTAGTTCGCCTCTGCGATCCAATCCTGCTTGTCGATAGTTCTTTAGTTTCAGCATGAGTCTCTGTATATCCGCCGCATCATCTGCCTGCTTCAAATAACGCTCTATCTCACGACTGATATATTGGTACTTGGCACGTACTGCCCTATCATCGTATTGATTTTGGGTGTTCTTATCTTTGCGCTCTATCCACTGATCTGTGATAAGACTGTAAGCATTGCCTTCTACTGTTTCATCATCGTCTTCTACGTAGATCTCTACAGGTATATCCTTCATCTCTACATCGTATGTATTGTTCCACAATCTGCGTTTACTGTCAAAGAACTGTGTTACTAGCTCATGTCCCGAGTATACTGCATTCATATCCACAATGATATGAAGATCTAAATCGCTGTGTGGTGTATACGTATATCCCGTATTACTGCCTGTAATGATGATATCCCTAAGCGGTATATCTTTAATTTTTAAGAAGTCTATAAAATGTTTAGCAGTGGCCAATAACTGTAGTCTCACTGGCTCTTGTACACGGTCGCCATCCCATAGTTTTGGGTTGAGACTAGTATGGAACATGATAGGTGATTGAAACTCTAGTATTTGCATTAGCATATTTATTCAACGGTAAATATGTTTATGCACTCAAGAAACTTTACTGGACACATATTAGTTGCTCCGCCCAAAACTGTTGATAAACGATTTAGCAACACTGTGATTTATATTGTTAATCATACACAGAGCGGTGCGTGGGGGTTAGTACTAAACAAACCCGGAAACCTCAGCAACAAAGAATTAATGCGACAAATTGGCGTGGACACTGAACTTGTGGGCATTGCTCACAGTGGAGGGCCAATGAATTTGAACAGTGTACATTTTCTGCACAGTGCAGATGTTTGTAGTTCTGGAACGTTCCCTGGACCTATTCATGCCAGTGGTGATATGGAGTTTATTGAAAAACTTAGATTAGGTCAACACCCTGCACAGTATAGATTATTTGTAGGTAGTTGTAGTTGGGCACCAGGACAACTAGAACAAGAAGTGTTTGGAGAAAATCCTTTTAGACCAGAGCACAGTTGGCTCACAGTGCCTGCTACACCTGAATTAGTTTTTAACTCAGATGACATGGCGCAGTGGCAACAGTCTGTTAACGAATGTGCCGCCACTGCGGTCAAAGACTGGATGTGTTAATCACGTTCAGTATTGATATTAGCCAGCATCTCTCGAATCTTACTACCGTCAACTTTACCGCGGACCTTACCTACTGCTACGCCTTCATCAGGTTCTCTAATCTCGCCAGTTGAGTTATCAATCATTGTGCTAGTCTTCTTAAGACCATTAAGGATGCTAGCAGTACCAGAACTAGATCCATTACGTTGTTGATTAAAAGATGAATTGTCTTGTTCATCTTCGCCAGCGTCAGTAATACGCAAACTGTCTACATTGTACTCTAAGTCTACCTTTTGACCTACTGCACTACTTGAACGTGTTTTCATAAACTGGATCTGATAGCGTCCACGTTCACGCATAGCACGACTTGTAAAGATACCAATCACGTTATCCGCTGTTTGGATCTTACTAAGACCGCCCGAGATATGACTGTGATCAAATTCAATTTCTTCTACAGCACTACGGTTTAACTGTGATGCCGTTACGCAAACACATTTTTGGTCCATTGCAAAGTTACGAATCTCTTCTGATACATATTTGTCTTTAACAAACAAATCACTTGGACTAACCTTAACTGAGATTGGCATTAACAAATCCAAATAGTCAATTAGTACTACGTCTGGTCTGTGTCCACGTTTTACTTGATACTCTTTAATGTAAGCACGTATGTCATTAATTGTTTTACCAGATGGCATGTATTTGATCTGAATGCCGCCTACTGTTTTACCTGTTACTTTAACTTTGAGTTCAACATCATCTAAGCTCTTAAAAATTTCTTTAGTAGGCAATCCAGTAATCATACTNTCTAGTCGCATAGCTACAAGTGCTTCACTCAATTCCAAACTTACATACAGTACATTAAGTCCTATCTGACTAAAGTTAACTGCCAAGTTCTGCAAGAACAAACTCTTACCTGCACCAGAACCACCAGCAAAGATATTAAGCTCGCCTCTGTTAAAGCCACCAAATAACTTCTTATCAAATGTGGGCCAGCCAGTACTAACTTGTCCGTTCTTATCTTTGAGTCCCATTAAGCGAGCACGTGGATCTTCAAAGTAATCAGTGCCCATATCTTTATTAAGACTGATCTGCACAGCTTCTTTGATCATTGCTTCTACTGGACCAAACTCGCCCTTCTCTAACAAGTCTGCACTTTTAACAATAGCACGTTCTAATGCTTTGTGTCTGCTGAACTTTTCAAATTCATCCAATAGCCAATCATAATTCTCTGGAGCAAGTCCTGATACATTTTTGAAGTCTGTTTCACAACTAGTATTAACAATATCTAGTTCTGGCATGACCTTGTATTGATCTACGTAGTCACTTACAAACGTGGCCGCATCTTTTAACTTGCGATCAAAGTTTTCTGGATCAAAAATGTTATGGCAACGAATAAATGTCTCAGCATCACTTAGAAACATTTCTAAGTATAATCGTTGCATGTCACTACTATAGTTTGTTTTTATCATGTGTATATGTTATCTTTTTAAGGCGCAATGGGTGAAAATCTTGAAACGAAACTTTCAACAAAGCAAGAATATTCATTCTCTCCTGGAAGTCTATCGTGTTTAATATCTTTTTCTTTAATATAGTGAACCCAAGTATCACCTTCAATTTTATTAATACTCAGCACATGGAATTTATTTCCTTGTCCATCATGCCAGCGAGAACCTTCTTTAATTGTTATCATCTTTCTTCTCCTTGGGGTACTTTTTAATTAGTAGCTCTAATTTAATTTTATTATCAGTAGCAGTGTCTATTAAGTTTTTTATTGTGAATAATTTACCATATCTAGTCATAGCTTCACTAACATCTTTAATGTCATCTTCCCAATTAGGGATTGCCACTAGCCATTCGTTATCCATAGCATATTTGACAAATGCCATACCAGGATAATCTCTATCTGGAACCACTACTACTGTTTTGCCTAGACTATTAATTATAGCACGTTGTTGGTCATTAGGGACATTGGTAAGAATCCCAATACCATCAATACTCAGTGCGTCAAATGGTCCTTCAGTTACAAAAACAAATTTCTTTTTGTAATTTTGATTATCTATGTTGAACACATAACCAGTCTGTGCCTCACTTAGATATTTTGGTTTGCCATTGGATACTTTCCTAGCAGTATACCCTACCANCTTTTTAGCGTGATAGAATGGAATTACCAATCTATCTTTAAAGCCAGGTGTGGGGCTGTAGTGCCAATTATATGTATCTAGATCCATTCCCCTATTCAAAATATAATCTAAACAAGCAATAGACTCGGGAAATTCTAATAGAGCATCTGTTAATGGAATGCTTTCTAAAGGCAGTGGAGTTTCAACAAACTCTTTAATTTGAAATTTAGAACTGTTTGTATTATCTAATTCTTTTAATGCTTCCAGTGCCCATTCATTAATTTTGCTTTCTGGTACATTGAGCCATTTAAAAAATTTCTTAGTCTTTACATTGAGAGTTCTTCCAGGTTGCCAGCTTGTTTTAAAGTTACAGTTAAAACAATGATAACTGAATCCGCCAGTAGCATGTCCAATGAAACCCCCACGTTGTCTATTGTCCGAGCTTTCGCCATTGTGGACACAACAAGGTGCGTCGAAACTTAACCATCCAGAAGATGATTGTTTTCGTTTAAAAGGTAGATAAGATAGCAGTTCAGCCTGTATGGCAGTCATGCATATAGTTTAACTTCTATACAATACTTTGTCAATAGCGCCGGAGGACTTTGTGTATCGGAACATTAGATACTTGATGTTATTCAAGTCAGGAATGGTTAAACCAACAGTGCCAGTTTCGTTTACAAATGATTGAGTTTGTAAAACAGTAAACTGGTCAAACGTTGCTGGAGGTTCATTGGCTAGTGACCCGCCAATTTCAAGTGTACCAGTAAATCCTGTCATATACAGTTGTATAGTGTGTAGACCGTTGTTACCTTTACCATCTCTATTTGTAGATATTGGTCCCGCAGTGTATACGTTATTTTGATTAGTTAAAAATGTTAACTCATCACTAGGGATGAACTTGGCAATCACACCGTCTACAATTTCAATTTTGCCGTGCATATNAGAAGCGCCGTCAATGTATACGGGTAGTAATTCTGTGTTGTTCACTTGTAGCAGGCTATAAGTATACATGCCAGTTTTGAAACTAGTAGGAAGTTGTGCGCTAGTCAACGTTAACTGCGTTTTTCCTCTTAAGGATAATGTAGTGCCGTCGTCAAGCACTTGTAAGTTTTGAGAAACAACTTCTTTATTAGTTGAGTAATCGAACATTTTGAAAACAAATGTCTTTGTACTCACGCTAATTGGGCGTTGGTCCCCATTTAAGAAATTAAACTGGATGGTGTTTTTAACACCTTTGGCAAGCTTCGCATAGCCGTGATACATGATATCTACCCCTCGATTGGTAGAATTTTCCAAATCTAAGAAAACTCGGATGACTGGTGTATATAAATAGACTGGTAAATTCAACATAGCTATATTTATTGTTACGGGACTACTAATAAGTGAATGAACTTTTAAAAAATAATTTTCCATTTCTAACATGCATTAGATGCAATGAACTCGAGATCATTGGCATCATTATCAATCAAAATGAGAGCGTTTTGAGCATATATGACTTTGGAGCGATACATAACGACTCAGATAAGCAAGCCCTGTTAGAATTGGGTGAACAATGGTGGTGGGAGAGCAATCGCAAGATTCCCATCAATATTTTCCTAAAAGGCGACATGGATCTGTTCCGTAGGTACATCAAAACCATCAACAGCAAGGATATAGAAATTGTGTTTGGGCCTGTGGTAAACCTAAACGATATATCCGAAAANCGNGTCAAGCGTAAGAGTATTCAGTTAGTACGCACAGTTAAGAAAACCCGTAACTAATACTTTCACATATTTTATTCATCTGCACAACAATCGCGTGAGCATACGCAACTGCATGACTCTTCTTGAAACTGTAAGAGTCATCAGTTTTTAACCAAATCTCGCTTGTGATACTATCCCAACCCTTGTTCTCACAAGTGGATATTAAATGCTTCTTGCCAGGACGTAACAATGCTAAGAACATTGCTAACTGTTCAATACTGCGTGGCTTCAATCTAGCAACTAGATCATGATATCCATTTACATGAAATATCAAATCACAAAATTCTTTCTTCTCTAACAAGTCCCACAATGGCTCTACGCCAAGTAGTTGCGTTAACTTGTCTTCACTTTCAATATCTTTGTATATGTTAACATTTAAGAAGTCAATTTTAAAATAGCCTCTGTTCTCAGCATCTGTATAGTCTATGCTGGCTAACCCTGTAACAGAGTCCATAGGAACTTCTTGCAAATACACGCCTGTATTATGCTTCTTAATATCGCTATTTTCAATTCTAGATGCAGGCACGTGTTTGAAATGTTTTAGTGCTTGCTCTCTNTCAAAGAAGTCAATATCAATATCAGGCAATGCCAGTCTCCTTACAAATCTCTTTTGCCAAGGCTATTTCACTAGGATAAGTTTTAAATCTCTTCATCCAATAGGGAGGATCAATGATTTGCACAATCATATTCAATTGTTCGTCATTGAACTTACTTAATAGTTCTTTACCACTGTTACAATTTAAAACTATCCAAGGACTAATCAAACCATTAGCAATATGATGAACTGCACGATTAACATTCACATAGTTAAAGTAATGTGCAAACTCTGCTTTGTTTTCATCACCCCATTCCATCATAGTACCAAGTGATCGTTGAATGGCAGCGTCTGCAGGTTCAGTTTTAATCATTTCAGCGAGATAGGTATAGTATAACTCATCGCGGCACCAATGATCAAGTTTGACTCCGGACTTGATAACATAATCAATAAACTTATCAGGATAAAGAGGATTAACATTGTTAACAAAAGAACCAAATTTGACGAACGCATTATAGTACGGACTTTTGCAAAATTCTTCATATGTTTTATCTTTCTTGGCAGCTTGGGTNAGTTTATAAAATCTATTATAAGTCATGAACCCTGCCTGCACACGCTTCTCATTTTGTTGGAGTGCTCTACGTTTGTGCTCACACATATGCGCTACTAAGGTAGCTTCCTTAGTATAGCTTTTATTACAGTGAACGCAGGTATAGTTACTCATACTCTTTGCGTTGCTTTTTGTCGTACCCCAACTTGTCAAACAAATCTTTGATGTCATCTTTATCCATAAAACTTACTAGTAACTTAACATCAGCCATTTTCATAGCAGGGTTAAGTTCTGCGATTAATTTTTCAATCTTAACTGCTTTTTCTTTCTTACCAGCTGCCATATAAGGATGATATGCTTTCTCTCCTGTGCCGCAGCCAGCAAACAATTTCCAAAGCAGACCCTTGTGATTCTTACTCAACGTCCAATGGTTCTTATTGACCAAGTCATTGGTCATCTCAACAAACCATTCCTGCACAGCTTGATCACCTTGTACATTACTAACATATCTCATTAGTATGTAGGGACTAAACTCTTTTTGTTCTTTTTCATCTAGATTAGAGTAGAAGTCTTTATTACGACTGTCCACTGCTCCTAGTTCTCTTTTAATATCAAGTGCCATGATCTTTACTCAAATTATATATTAGTATACATTGTTTCAGTGCATTACTCAAGGCTTCATTTGTTCGAGCTTCTCGCCTAATTTCGCCCCAAAGTTTGCTATCCATTATGTGTTCGTGTAGTGGTTTACCATCGCCAGTCCTAGGATCAAAGTTTGGATTATTCTTATCGTAATCCCAACCATGTACTTGCCTAGTACTTGGATCAGATCCAACCTCTCTAGCATATACGACATTATTATCACGCTCGTATATTAGTTGTGCGCCTGGTGTAAGTTGTCCCATAATAATTCCTTACCAACACTTAGAATAATCAACTAACTCGCTCTGACGTGAAACTTCTTTAACAAAATAAGCACACACTGGTTTCTCACCACCATGTAAAGGAGTTGCTAACAGTTGTCCTAATCTCATTTTTGGAAAATACCATTTTACATCTTGGTAAACATTAACAATGTCTACTGGGAAGAATTCTGGTTTGAAACTGCTTAGAGGATTGAATGTGTACGCACTGAAGCCACGATCATTTAAACTGGTCAATGGCAATACTTCCATGTCTCCTGTACTTTCTGGATCGCCCACCACCATACACCAATCCAATGGCATTTGTATTTGCCACGGGCCAACTTGTAATACTGCGGCAGGGCAAGTAAACGATTCTAAAAATATAAGTGGTTGAAAAAAGTAATCTGGATTTTGATTATCACTGTTATCTAGTACTGCGAATCTACAGTCCTCATCTACTTCTTCTGGGAGATCATTCAAATAGAATGTCTCATCTTTCAATGTTAAAATTTGCATTATTGATATTTCACCTTGTCTATTGTAAACGGATATTTTGCTTCTTTATAGAATTTTTTACGTTCTGTTAAATGCCTCTTGGCATATTTTGTGCTGGCAGTCATGTCCCAGATTTGGACGAAGTCTTTGTCTTCGGCTTTTCTAATACCACGTCCAATAGATTGGATAACGCGGACAAAGCTCTTTCCGGGTTCAATAAGAACCAAATTAAAGATCCTAGGAATATTAAGCCCCACAGCGGCCACACCATAAGTCGCCATAATAATTTTATTAGTACTTGTACGTACTTCATCATACTCTTCTTTCCTTGCAGTTGTTTTGACTGTGCCATTAACAAACACGCTGCCTGGAAGATTTTCTGTAAGTTGTCTACCACATTCAATTCTATCCACTAACACAAGTGTATTGCCAGTCTCAGCAATAGCCGCAATTAGTGTAGACACATGTTTGATTCTATCTTCATCAGTTACCAAATATTTTAATTCTTCTGCATAACCGCCAAACTCTTTCCATTCTTGTGTTTGTATCACATTGACATGGCAGTTAGCTAAGTGTCCTGCTTCTTGTAACTCATGTGCCGCAATACCGCCTACGACCGGGCCTAAACTAGCAACAATACCTTCTAATTCGTATTGTGCTTTTGGGACTGTTCCAGTAAGTCCCCAACGTATTGGACAATGTGCAAATGCACCTGTCAATAAATTCTTTAGTACATCTGCTTTAGCCATGTGTACTTCGTCAACAATGACGCAAACAACACCTTCAATAAATTCCATTAAGGTCATTACTGCCTCAATGTCTTTACCTTTCTTTTCAAGAATGTTGAGTGATTGCCAAGTACAAATAGTATGTGTCTTATCTAAATCTTTACGATCACCATAGTATACACCAACATCTAAGCCAACGTTAATATAATCTTCTTCTGTTTGTTCTACAAGACCTTTGTTAGGAACAATGACAATTGTACGTCCGTATTTCTCACACATATGACTCATAGTAGCAGTCATAATAGTTTTGCCGGCNCCTGTTGCTAGTTCTTGTAAACTTTGTGGATTCTCTAAAAACTTATTGATTGCATCAGGTTGATAGTCACGCAACATNATTGGTTTGCCTTCATGTACGTGACCTTTGGGCCAAGTCTTGCCCAAGTCTGACCAATATGTTTCAGTTACTTTTTCAAATTGTAAGGCAATTGGCTTACGTAAGTCTATTAATTCAATTTCGTATTTGTCTTGTTCAATAATAGGCAACACACGATCTAGCATACTTAGATATGTTGTGCCGCCCAAGCCAAAGAAACTTACTGTGCCATCCCATCTTCCCAATTTGAATGCAGGCATGTGACGTGCATAAGGAAGTTCATATTTGAATTTACTTACTAATTTTTTACGTGTTTCTAAATCAAGACCCTCAATCTTTACATTGACTTCGTCTTTTAAAATAATTTTACAAGTCGACAATATCTTCCCCTGCTATTTTGTGTTCATTATATTGTAACGTAAAAATTGAATTTTTAACAGTATTAATAATACTATAATGTGAGTTTACATATCTGTTTTCAAATAAGCAAACATCAACAGTATGAGCATGTTTGAGTAAACTCTTTGGATACTTACTGCTTAAGAATACCCATTTAGGTTTACTATCTCCGTCTTTGTTCAGTCCAAGATTTTTGATAGCTGTGTTGAATTCAATTCCGCCGCTGTCATTTTTGCGTCTAAAAAATACGCCAACATCTTTTAAATCTACACCAACTGCTTCTAAATCATTGACCCACTTTTGTAATGACTCTGCTGATGTATTTTCATCTAGAAAAATAGCAGTGTCCACGTTCATATCATAAACAAGTTTTAATACATCTTGTCGTGCATATTTTGATTTGTCAATAAAAAACTTTTGATAGTCATTGTGAGTATATATTTTTGCCAAACGATTATGCTTAACATACTCAGCAACATCTTTATTAACTTCGTCATCAAATACATGAACTCCCAACTTTGCACTCTCAACTAGTGCAGTCAACAAGTCAGTTGACGTGAAGTCAGTTTTAATATTTCTAAAGAAGTATGTGTTGTCAAATTTAATTAATGTAGGAACATACTCTTCAAAGTTTTCTCTTATAGCTTGATAAGTGTTAACGTGCTGTTCCAATTCCTCACTAATTTCAAATTGATTACCTAACAAGTTGTCAATAATAAATTCTAAACTGAGTTCATTAAGATCTAGAGTCCAGTGTTTATTATCTGGATCCCAGTCTGCTTTTGTTAGTTTGTTCTTTTGATTGAGACCACGTAGGGTTGTTACCAACTGTTGGTTGTAAGGAAATTTTAAAACAAAACGCTTTTCCTTATGATCTATTAGAACAGCCTTTTGTTGATCAATAATACGCAATGTGTATTTGTATATGGGATTGGCAATGATCTCTTCGATATCATTAATGCCAAATTTTTGAAATTGTGCCCTGTACTTTTTGAGCAACCGTAANGCAATGTCTGCTTGTTTGGGTGTGAATGCTTTACCTTCTAAACATTGGTCACCNAGACTACGAGAAATTCTGTCGTCAAAGTTACCGACTCTTATTTGTCCAGTTGCAAAATGAATGACCAAGTCTTCAATATATCTCATAGTATTATTATACTTGATAGTGAAGCTAAAGTCAAATATGTTAGATAGAGATATCTTCCATTCCAGCGGTTCGTAACTTGATAATATTACTCATTTGCCATTGTTTAATGTCCAAACCTTTAATAATACCTAACCACTTATTTCGAATCAATGCAAACTCATTGATAAGTTTTTCGAAATCGACTACGTCAGCTTCGCCATCAACATACTTCTCCACATCTCTGCTACTCAAAGCTCGTTGATAATTTTCTAAATATTTTCTAAATGTTTTACTTCTAAGCCTTCTCAATTCAATATTGAGATACTCTAGTATAGCTTCAATCTCTTGAAGTTGGTTAAATCTCTGCTCAACAATTCCAGGCAGTTGAGCAGAAATCTTTTCCACGTTGCCGTAAATCTTACATTCCTGCTGTGCTTGAGCCAACTCATTATAGTAGTACTCAAGGCAAGCAGGAAGTTCTGCAAGATCCTTACTTACCTTGTTATACCACATAATTATTCGTCGTCCTCAAAATCCAATTCGTCTTCTTCTTCATCAAAGCCTTCCTCTTCTCGGAGTAGTGCTTTGATAGCTTCATCCAAATGGTTGTCTAGACCTTGTAAGCCTTCTAGTACTGAGGTACTAACATCTTTGTCAACTAAGAAGTCAACAAAATGATTAGCCGCAATATCCATGTTCTTACCAGGAATATATTCCTTGAACAAGTCCCAAATTTCAATGATTAGATGTTCTTCCATGATTACTCAGTTTCCTCTTCAGTTACTTCAGCTGGCACAGCTTTTGCCAATGAAGTACTGTAATTAGCCATAATAATATCAAGACCGTCTTTTTCGTTGTTTTGCCAAGCCTTGCGGAACTGTTTGATAATTTCGCCTTCTGGAGTTACNTAAACAAGACTATTGCCTTCTTTCTTTAGTAACCCNTTTGCTTCAAACAAATCNACTAGACCACTTGTTGGNTTCATACCTGTTTCATATGGAATCTCAACTTGTAGAGTTTCAAACGGTTTAGCATAACGTGTTTTCATAATCTTACAAGCCGCACGGATACCGTTTACAGTTGTAGTCTTATTACCATCAGCGTCTGTTTTAAGTTTGAGCTTCTTCATTGCAACAACGATACTTGATGCATAAACGAAACCTTGACCGCCACTAATTTTATCATCAGGATCAAACATGTCCTGTGAAGCGTATGTGTGGTTAGTACAAACCATACCTACGTTATAACTACCAAACATGTTTACACAGTTACGAACAAGCGATGTAAGTGCTTTAGGTTTACGACCCATATCACCTTTCATCTCACCTGCTTCAAACTGATTAACGTCTGTTGGTGTTAGCAACATACCTAACGAGTCAATAACAAACAATACTTTTGGACGAGAGTCGTCTGGCATTGTNTTGTACTCTTTCATNAACTCACTGATAGTACGAGCAACGTCGTCAATCATNGCCATGTTAAGTTTNAGAAGTTTTTCTTCACTTGTGTCTACACCAAGATCAGTTAGCCACTTTTCGTCAAGTGCNTTTTCACTGTCAACTANGACAACAAAAATTCCTTGCTCTTGTGCNTGTTTGATAATGTTGCCAGAACAAATGTAAGATTTGCCTGCTCCGCTTTCACCAGCAAATACTGTTACTTTACCAAGAGGAATGCCCTTGTTAAAGTCACTGCTGATCAGGTAGTTTAATGCGTAGTTACCTGTACTAATCCAGTCTGTAGGATCGTTAAAACCAACACCCAAGCCGTCAATAGACTTAGTGAGGGTTTTACGAAACTTCGAGACATCAAATGCCTTGCCCATTCGTAAACCCTCCTAAATTATTCTGATTTGCTTTGACGAGCGCGAATTGCCGCAAGGATATCTTGCGCACGTTCGCTACCACCACTTGCTGGTGCTGCCTGTGCTGGTGCACTGGCTTTCTCTTCCCAAGGAGCCGCTTCTGCTACCGGAGCAGTGGCTGTGACTTTAGGAGCAACATCAACTGCACCAACGTCTGCTTCTGCATCGTTAGTACGTGCGCCGCCACTACCTGTCATACCTGCTGGCTTGAAGTACTGTCCCCAACGGTCCATGTCAAATGCTTCGCCATCAACGGATGCTTCAAACATCTCTTTGATAACTTTCAATTCAACGTCACCTGGCTTCTTTGGCAAGAAGTCTTTAAGACTAAACAAGTCACGTGATGTAACTGCTGTCTGTTCGTCTGCACTCAAAGCACGTTCACGACGTCCCCACTTACTTGTGGAGTAATCAGCGTAACCGCCTTTAGTTGTTTTAACGATTTTGAAGTCTAGACCACGAACATAGTCTGTTGGCAATTCTTCAATCTCATTATCCATCAATGCACCTTTAATGATGTTAAAGATTTGTGGACCAATAATGAATCGACGAATTGGATTCTCTGGTGTACGGTCTTCTTTAAATTTACCTGGATCTACTACGAAGCCTTGGAACACATAAGACTTCTTTTTCCAATACTTACGACCCATATCTTCTAGTGACTTGTCTTTAAACCAAGGACGTACCTCAGTCAAGATTGGGCAAGTCTCNCCCCACATTTCCATACAAGGTACTTGTACAGTAACTGGACGTGAGTCAGTTTGACCTTTAACTCCAGCAAATGGAAGTTTGATCATGGCACGTTCTGCCCAGAAAAATGTGTTTTTTGGATCTGCGTCTGGAAGAAAACGTAGAGTGACTTCTTGTCCTTCTGCGATGTTCCAGTGNGGGAAAATGGCGTTGTCGCCACCTGTTTGANTACCGCCTGTTTGGCGTGTATTTTGTTCTTGTAACTTTGCTCTAATTTCTGCTAATGAAGCCATAATGATATCTCCTTTGATTTATGTGCCTTAATGTGCTGTATTATTGTAATGTGCCACTGCACAAAACAAAAAGCGCATACATGTTATTGTATACGCTTTTATTTATCATTGCAAGACTTATCTTGCATTATTTTTGATTTATTTTTTCAGACCTGCAAGTTTCATAATGTCGGNAAAATCAGCATCTAAAATTGTAGTGTGCTTGACTTTACTTTCAGAAATTATCGTAGTTGCTTTTTTCTGTCCGCTTAAAATTTGAATGTCTTCAAACATTTGATCACGTTGACCTTGTGCCGCTAACTTTTGAATTAAACGTTCTGCTAGGTCGCCTGCCTTGTCACCAAACTCTTTTGACACTTTGATTTTAACACCAGTTTCACCTAGTGGGAAATTGCCAGTCTTACGATCATAGAAGCCCATGATAAATTCTGCAATTTTCTTCATCTCACCACCTTGTGGTTTCTCAACTACACGATCTTCACTATCACGTTCTAATTCTTCTGCTTCATCAACTTCAGAACCGTAACCTGTTGTGTCTTGACCAATACTACCACTCTTGGCTTTGCTACGTAGATTTGCTAGGAAGTTTGCATCTTCATCATCACCACCTGCCTTCATACCTTTAAGTTCAGCATCAATATCTCTGTCACTCATAGTACGCTTTGCTCTAGGAGCTTCGCTATCACTACTAGTCATACGATCCCACATTGCCATAACTTTTTCATCACTAACGCCCATCATAGGCAATGTGTGGAAAAANTCTTGTTCAACGTCTTGTGGTTGNACTTCGCCACTCTTAATAGCACGGGCAACACCCATTGCATATTCGTTTGCTGCCTTGCGCTCTTCTGGAGTTTGATCTCCGTTGTTTTCTGTTGTTGGAACTTCTGCTGGTTGCTCGCCATTCTCATGTAAACTATCATATGCTAACTCGTGAAGCAAGTCACTATGCATATCACGAAGTTGCTCNAAATCTTGATCAGTCATTTCGCTACCGTCTTCAAATGATCCTGCACTAAAATANGCATCAGCAAAATCTGGATAATCTCGTGTATCAACACCGTCTACTTCTAAACTGTTAACGTCAACTTCTTTTCCATTAATAGCTATTGAACCAGTGCCTTCTGCTAGAGTTTGTGCATCAGTTAAGTTCATTGCACTGTACACTTCTGGTTGATACTTGCTTAAAAATTCAATCACTAAGCCTTTTGCATCAGCATCTGGGCCACTTGCTTCAGCCAACTGTGCTAACGCCATTTTTGTATCTTCTGGAACTTCGAGTCCTAATTCTTCCAATGTTGCACTGACATTTTCGCCGTTAAGTCCGACTGGGAAGTGCTCACTTAGTAATCCTTGTAGTCTAGAAATTTCATCTGGAGTCATGCGTGTTTCAATTAGTGTAGTCGCCCAAGCATGAAATTGTGTCTCTGGACTTTCTGCAACTACGCTTTCCAAATCTAAATCTTTTGTTGTGTCATCTGTTTTAGCAACTTCTTCTAAATCAAGTTCATTGTCTTCTTGCATGATGCTGTATAGCAACGGAAATACTTCAGCAATATCTTCTTTAAAACTCTTTACAGTGAATTTTTCTTTGTAATCTTCTAGTGTGAAATCGTCAATTAGATTTTGATCGCCNCCAATNCTACGATCNCCTTCACACTTGGCTTTAAAAGCTTCGTAGTGATGTTGTAGACTTAGACGATTCATTAATTCTTTTAAATGCTGTAGTTTTTCATTTGCGCGGCCCACTATGTGGTTTGTTTCGCTGTTCATCAAATCTTCACGATAAACGTAGTGTTTGAAGTTGGCAAGTTTAGCCATATCTTCACTCATCTTAACAATACGTTGACCAATTGCGTCGTGTGGATAGCCTTCGTTTGCAACGTGACGTTGCATTGCCTTTGCACCTGCTAAATGTTTAAATGGATATTTGAATCTTTCTCCGGCAGCATTTTCAATAAACAAACTTTCTAAGTTTCTACTTCTAGCACCAGGAATGCTCTCATCTACTGGCTTGCTGTGGCGGATAATTAGTCTGCTTCTTTGTAATGCTTCCAGCGGTCTGTAACTAGTTCTACTAGTTCCCTTCATCATTGATTCACTCATAACAGGTCCTTTGTTGGCCAAATAGCCATAATCTCTTTTATCTAAATTTGATTTGCTGATATCTCTTGTATCAAAGCTCATTAATCTTTTCATGGAAAACTTTCGCATTTCTTTAAGAAAGTTAAACCATGTTTTGGAAGTTAAATCATCTGCATCTTCTAGAATGTTTCTATTAAAGTACAGTTTCAAACTACCTGGTTCGTTAATACTAATACTAACTGAACCTAAATTGGTTTCGTTAAAAATTGCGTCAAAGTCAAAGAATCTACCCTTGGCTGCTTCAAATGTAGCTTGGCCATCTTGATCTCCCATTTCCATTTTAGGGAAACGACTACGGATCTTGTAGAATAAGTCTTGTGCAATAATGTCTTGATTAATCATAATGATATTTATGCTTTTGGCTAGTTCATAAAGATGGGCATNGGCATGATGGTTTCTTCGCCNTTTCTCAGCAAATCATACACTGCTGGGTCCCAATCGCTTAGTACGGTCAACATTCTAATGCTGAGTAACATGCTCATTACC